CTTAGAGTCTTTTTTCTTTGTCTTAGCATACTTCTTATTAGCAGCAGAAAGAGTCTTCATGCCATGCTTGTTCTTAGGCATCCCACAGCCACAGGTAGCACACATTACTTCTTGTCCTTCTTCTTAGCCATCTTGATGTCTTTCTTTTTAATCTTACCTTTATTTGGACCCTTGCCGTACTTTGGGTGAGACTTGTCTCTGATACCGCATCCGCATGTGGAACACATGGTTATTTACCTTTCTTCTTGTTGGCTTTAGCCTTCTTTGCCACTGCGGCATTATCGACTAAATTTGGATAAGGACGTCCTGCTGCTTTGGCTCTAGCCTTAGCCGCAGACTTTTGAGATGATGTTAATTTCTTATCCTTGTCTGAAGGATCTTTGGTATTCCAAAATGCCTTTGCCATTATTTACCTTGACTTCTATGAGGGTTGTTTTTGTGCCAACTCTTTACCGCCTTGACACCCTGCTTTACACTCTTTGATCCGCCCATCTTTGTGAGGTTAATCTTATCCCACTTGCCTTGGTTGGTATTGGTGTGTTCTACAACAACATCACCCTTCTTATTCTTAGAAACTTTGTGGGTTACCTTGGCTTTCTTTCCAGGAACTCCAATGCCCAGTGTTACTGGTTTCTCTGGCTTCTTCTTATCTGCCATCATGCCACCGACTTCTTATGCTTGTATCGGATTGGGGCTTTAGGTTTTCTCACTATGCCACCCTTCTTTCGCTTTAATCCAGCGCCACCAGATTCGTACTTACTCTCAGTGACATTTGTTTGAATATTCTTTTGAGGCTGCTTACCAGCCCGTGCTCCGATGTTCCTGCGCCGTCTTGCCATTACTTACTCTTTTTTTTCTTTGACATTCCCGCTTCGCTCATTGCAATCGCAACCGCCTGCTTCTTTGATTTAACAACTGGGCCCTTACCAGGACCCTTCTTACCGCTATGAAGTTTACCTTCTTTGTACTCCTTCATAACCTTTTCAACTTTACCTTTTGCTTTTTTAGTTGCCATCATCTTCCTCTTCTACTTGGTCACTTAATTCTACTCTATCAAATTCAAAGAGGGATGGGTCTAATAACTCCTCAAAATTTCCCACAATTAATTTGTGTAGGTTTGGAACTGGGAATCGTTGACTAACTCCTCCTGGCTTACTAAGTTACAATCGATAGTTACTACTGAGTAACGTTCGGCGTATCTTCCACGAGGTAAGACTCTGGTAGGAACAAATACTTCATCCTGAAATACAACACGATCCTTGATGTGTTGATTTGGATCCGTAATCATTGCAGGAAGTAATCTATTTATATCTGCTACAGACACAACAAGACGGAGGGTATCTACTACATAGAATCCTCGTTCATTCATTATGTTTGTACCACGCATTAATTGCGCCAAAATTACGGGCAGATCAAAAGGCTCATTCCATCTACGACCCTTAGCAGGATCTTGATTCGATACATCGTAGATTGGATCTACGTAGTTTCCATAATCTGCAGCAAGGGCTGCATCATCCCAAGTCCACCAATTAACAATGGTTCCAACAGGATCACGAAGTTCATCAATCATGCCCTCATCCATAGAGAGGGTTTCAAACCCTATCTTAAATCGTCCTTGGACTTTTGAACCACGCATTGGCTAAGTATGACTTATTTATATTCTTTGACTTGCCTAAATTGAGATTTATAAGCATCAAAAAATTTAGATAGTAGAGTTGTTCGGACATCTGCACTTTCTTTTCTTTCTTTATCTTTTCCAAGAATCATTTTCCATTTATCCCGTTTAAAAGGAAATACTTGAACAAGGGGTGTGCCAGCAGGAATCATCCCTTCAAAAGAAGGATCTTTTAAAACAAAAGGAAAATTTACTGGAGCAATAAATTTGTCTGTATCTACCACACCTTCAAAAATACTAAACGGAAGGTCCCGTTCTTTTGGGTTTAAAAAGAAACAAGAGTATCCTTTAGGAGTTTTAATTGCCCAAGGATTTATAAATTTTGGAACTAACATATTTGGATTTTTAAAATGAGTTTTAAGTTGTTCTGGACTATGAAATTGTATTGGATCTATTTGCACATACTGAAAATTATTAGATGGCCATGAAAAAAATGGAAGTTTTTCTATGTTGTCATGATGCAGTTGTTCTTTTTGACTTACATATATGTCAACAAAAGAGTATATGATGTAACCACTAGTAATAGCATCAAACATTGGCATGCATCTTTTTGCAGTTCCATTTTGACCAGTTTGAGAACCTATTGAGGGTGTTCTAGGGGCACCTATATACGACTCTAATTCAACATACCAAGATGGTAGATTTGTTAAAGCAGGGGTTGGTTTAAAGTCTTGATTTACCCCAATAGTATCGGTAAAAATAATTTCCATAGTATTACAGTACCATTAGGGTATTGATTTACCAATTTTTAACTATTTTTAAAATTCAGATTCTGGAGAAATTTCGTTATTTTCATTTGATGGAACATCAACTTTAACCCAAGTTACATTTTCTTCATCCCAAAAATAAAAGTTTTTATCTGTTGGATAAGGTATAGGAGGAATCCATCTACCTATTTCATTTAATATCCAAGAAGGAAACTCAGTTGGTTTTACATCAATATATATAGTCCCATTCCACGCAGCCCCTATATCTAGGGGGCGTCTTTCGTCAGTAACAGGTAATAAATTATCAAAATTGTGCAAAGTTTTAAACTCTTGTATTAGATCGTTTGATGGAGAATCAAATAACAGCAAATCTACAACAACACCATCAACGATGCCTGCATAAGTTATTTCCATTATTAAATCCTGTCTACTTTAAACTTTATTTGGTATAAATAAGAAGTTGTCCTGGTCCACCATTGGATGGGCCATGACCGTATGCTCCACCGCCACCGCCACCGCCACCCCTTCCAGCAACTCCAGCAGTATTAGTTGCAAAAGCAGACCAACCTTGACCTTGACCTCCGCCGCCGCCGCCTGCTCCTGCTGCTCCAGAATAACTACCTCCAGCGCCACCGCCTGGTGGATAAGCGTTGTAATAAGTACCGCTTGAAGAAAATGAAGAAAAGTTACCTCCACCTCCACCGCCACCTCCGCCACCTGCTTGATAAGAAGATATTCCAGCAGTATTAGTTGTTGCTAACCCTGTAGAAGTTCCTGCACCACCACCACCAGCATTGTTATTACCAGTTGCACCGCCACCTCCACCACCTTTAGCAGAATCATTAAACGTAAGTGTTCCAGTATTTTTACTTACAGTTCCAGCACCTGCACCGCCAGCAGCAGTTAAAATGTTTCCAAAACTAGTATTGCTACCACCACCAGAAGCAATTGTTACTGTATAGGTTTGTCCTCCTGAAACTGCAACATCTTCAAGAATAAATACAGGTCCACTTGAACCGCCCGATCCTGCGTTATAACTTGCTCCAGCACCGTTGGCACCAGCCCCAGCACCAACAATTGCAACAAATTGTTTTCCTGAAGGCACAGTGTATGTACCAGATGTATTAAATGTTTGATGAAATTCATAACCAGGAAGAGTGTAAGAATCAGATGCAGTAGATGCAGGACCGTAAGCACCCACACTTGTTCTTCCTTGGACAACAAAAGTGTGTGTAGTTAATGCATTTAACGGATTATTACTAAAACTAATGGATGTATTAGAACTTACTGCTTGTGCACCATTAGCCAATGAACTTGCTACATAATCAGTAGCAACTCCACCAGTAGCATTAGGCGTTACCACAATTTGTGGTTGTCCACTTACAGTGCTTACACTGTTTATAGTTACCTGGTTAGGAATGTCATTAATTTTTGTAGCACCAGCAGAAGCATCATTATACTTCTTGCCAGTTAAGTTAGAGTCACTAGCCTTCCTTGTTGCCATTAGGAGATCTGACTTCCGTATGCTGAAAAGGACATTGTTGCAGAAGATCCATAGACACGAATACGATCACCAGCGGCAAGAGTTAATCCTACAGTTAGAATAACTGAGTCTGATGCGGCAACTGTTGCGCCATAAACAATCCAGTGTTTATCAGTAGCATTTGAGCCAGCATCTGCAGAAGGTTGTACAGCAATTCGATATGTTGCAGAGGTACCTGCTTGATTTGTAATAATTAAAGAAGAGACTATACTCTCAACACCTGTTGATGTATATAGGGTTCCTTCGGTAGTAGCACCTAATGTGGATGTTGCTACTTGACCTAAAATTTTATATGCTGTTGCCATGTGACTCCTTAACTAAGGTACTTATAAGGTACCTAAGTAACTCTTATTTGTACGGATAAACAGATAAAGGTTAATTGGTACAGGGCTGTTATGTGGGATAAAGTGTCCCTATGAATTTGGTGCAAAAATCCGTCTCTCAAGGGGGCAAATTAACTCCCTTAATTTTACCCCACTCAACTACCTCTGGTATGGGCTTAATGAATCCATCTATTTTTGTTGATAATGATGGGGATATTTTAGTAAATATTAGGCATGTAAATTACACCCTATACCACTCTGAAAAAGATCAAAGATTTTTTAGTCCTTGGGGACCACTCTCTTATCTACATCCTGAAAAAGACCAACGGCTAGTTACGACCAACTACCTAGGTCGTCTTGATAAAGATTATAATTTAATTAATTTTACTGAGGTCGATTACTCTAAATTTAATGTCCCACCTATCTGGGAATTTGTTGGTGAAGAAGATGTTCGCATTACTCAGTGGGATGGCGACTACTACCTGATCGGGGTACGGCGTGATACCACGCCCAATGGGCAAGGTCGCATGGAGTACTCAAAAATAGAATTAGATAAAACTAACTGGACAGCCAAGGAAGTTCAACGAGTTCGTATTCCACCTCCTGTTGATGTTAACTCTTACTGTGAAAAGAATTGGATGCCTATCCTTGATAAACCTTATCACTTTGTTAAATGGGCAATGCCTACAGAGGTCGTTTGGGCTAATCCTGATAAAGCAGAGTGTAAACAGGTACTAGTAAAACAAACTCCGCAAATTTCTCCCGATCAACGTGGTGGTACTAACGTAATTGTTTGGGGCGATTATTACATTGCATTTACTCATGAAGTTAAGTTATGGAAAAACTATTTAAACCAAAAAGACTCCGTGTATAGACATCGAATGATTGTCTGGGATAAAGAGTTTAATTTTATTGGACTTACATCTTCCTTTTCATTTTTAGATACGCCAATTGAATTTTGCGTTGGCGCAGCGGTTATAAAGAAGAATCTAGTACTAACTTTTGGTGTGCAAGATAACTGTGCCTTTGTTCTTGAAATTCCTAAGAAAGTTGTAAATGGAATGATTACGGAGGCCATGTCTTATGGACGTTAAAGAATTAACTTTAAAACTGGCTGAAAATCCACAGGATGTAGAGAACAACTTTAACCTTGCTGCTGCGTACGAACATCAATTGCAGTATGCATCAGCGGCAGGGTTCTATTTACGAGCCGCTGAGTATGGGTATAAGACTCATCCGCTCATAACCTATACCTCACTATTAAAGATGGCCCTATGCTTTAATGCTCAAGGGGAGAGAAACAAAACTGTTTACAATAATATCTTGCAGGCTATTGCCTATCTACCAAACAGACCAGAGGCATACTTTCTATTAACAAGAATTAAAGAACGAAATAAAGAGTATCAAGAGTGCTATACCTTTGCAGAGTTGGGACTACTCTTTGCAACGCACACTTTTAATCAACCACTACCTGGATATGTAGATTACAACGGAGCCTACTGCTTACTATTTGAGAAGGCTGTTGCTGGTTGGTGGATTGGCAGAAAAGATGAGAGTAAAAGTTTATTTCATCATCTGTTAGATGAGTATGAGATGTCACAAGAGTATGTAAACAGTTGCCTTAATAATTTAAAGTTGTTTAACTAATGTTTCCTAATTGGTTTAAAGATGTAGAGAAGTACTTTAGACATGTGCCAAGTGTTCCACTTCGTGCACTGCAGATTGGGACCTATACAGGCGATGCCACTGAGTGGCTATTAAATAATCGGGAGATTGAATATCTAGATGATGTAGATACTTGGGAAGGCAGTGAAGAAGTTGCCCATGAATCTCTAGATTTTTCTTCAGTAGAGGCTTACTACGATTCAAGATTTCCAAAGGATGGAAGAGTCTTAAAACATAAGATGACCAGTGATGAGTTCTTTTTAAAAGGCGCCAGTTCATATAACTTCATATACATAGATGGGGATCACACAGCCCTACAGACCGCTATAGATGGCTTGAATGGCTTTAGACACCTGGAATCAGGTGGGGTGATGGCATTTGATGACTACCTTTGGAACTACGGCGGTAAGGAGTACCTAGAGCCTAAGAGAGGCGTTGATTGCTTCCTTAATGTATGTAGGGGCGAGTATACGATCATTGAATCTGGCTACCAGGTATGGATTGAGAAGTGTTAGATAACGCCTGCTTTGAGGTCTTTCATACTGATACTGGAAATGAATTAAGAAACAAATCTTACGAGGGCATTTTAAAATCTATGTCATTCTTGCCTCGTCTTGGTTCTGAGACTGTATATCTAAATACAGCAGAAAAAGCAACGGAGTTCTTAAGTAAGAAACCTGAGTTTAAAGTAAATACTGTTACCGACTTCTGTAAGCCAGGAGAAACCTTCCCACCATCATCTGGAGTTATAGGAGTTTGGGCAAGCAATTACTTGGCGTATAAAAAGTTTTTAGAGTCTAAATACGACACACTAATTATTTTTGAAGATGACATAGTAATAAGTAGTAACTTTAAAAATATTGCAAGTATTTATATGAGTGAACTTATGCCTGTCTGGGATTTCTTTTCATTTTTTGTTCCTGATGATTCTTTGTTTGCTTACAATCCTTTAGAACACGATGTGTATCAAGACTATATCTGTCTTTCATATCAACAGTGGTCATGTGCAGGATATGCTGTAAGCAGACGTGGTGCAGAAAAAGCAATAAAGGATGTTGAATCTAAAGGAATTAATTGCCCTGTAGATTGGTATATCTTTAACTTTAGAATGAAACAAGAAGAAAACCAAATAAAGTTTAATACGTTTACGGTAAAACCGCAGATATATAAACCTATAAAGTTTTTACAAGCAGCAGCGCAGTACAGTCAAATACATAACGGTAGTACAGAACTTTTTTAGTTACATTCCACCTAGCATTAAGACATCAGCAACAGTAGCACTGCCTGATGGTGAAGTGCCTGCAGTTCCTTGGGTTCCTTGAATTGCAGTACCTTGAGTACCTTGAGCACCCTCGGTACCTTGAGTTCCTTGAGTTCCTTGTGTTCCTTGAGAACCAACTGTGCCTTGAGTTCCTTCAGTACCCTGAGTTCCATCGGTTCCTTGGGTTCCTTGAGCACCTACTGTACCTTGAACGCCCTGTACTCCTTGAACGCCCTGAGTTCCTTGAGCACCCGTATCACCCTTGTCACCAACACGAGCAAATGTCACATATAGGTTGTCATTATTAATGACTGACAGAGTTCCTGTTACATGAGCAATTGGGACGTTAAAGTATGCTCCACCACTTTCGTGCGTATGAGTACCAGTAATTTGGAAGAATGCAAAACTGTTCGCATCTCCAACTTCGGTGAACTTGATAGTTCCTTTAATTCCAGAGGTTGAGTCATCAATTGTTTGTAGTAGTTGTGAAATATCATTTGAAGCAAAATCAACGTTGTCTATGTATAACGCAGTTGCACTAGAGATAGTTGCATTATTAAACTTTAAATTTCCACTACCTGGATCAGTATTTTCTGTATTAGTTAAGAAATTATATTCATGAGTTTCGCCACCAAATGTTCCAGTAGCACCCTGAGTTCCAAGAGTTCCCTGAGTTCCTTGTGTGCCCTGTGTACCCTGAGTACCTTGCGTACCCTGAGTTCCCTCAGTTCCTTGAACGCCTTGGGTGCCTTGAGTTCCCTGTGTACCTTGAGTACCTTGTGTGCCTTGAGAGCCTACGGTTCCTTGTGTACCGTCAGTGCCCTGAGTGCCTTGAGTTCCTTGAGTTCCTTGAGTTCCCTGTGTACCTTGAGTACCTTGAGTTCCATCAGCGCCTTGAGCACCAACTGTACCTTGCACACCCTGTAGACCTTGCACACCTTGCACACCTTGTACACCTTGTACACCTTGTACACCCTGAGTGCCTTGTACGCCTTGTACGCCTTGTACACCTTGAACACCTTGAAGACCGCCATACGCAAGAGAGTTCCACGCAGTAGAGCCATTACCTACTTTAAATTTACCAGTGTCAGTTTCTGTTCCAACTTCACCAGCAGCAAGTGTTGGGTTATTTGCTGTCCACTGAGACTCAGTTCCACGACGTAGTTTGATTGTTACTGACATTAAATTACTCCTCCACCATCATAGGAACTTGTGTACGTATCACTGCCACCTGCTTCGTCTCCTCCATCGGCTACACCTGTTACGGTGTCAGAACCACCAACTTCATCTCCACCCTCAATTATATCAGCAGAAACATTTGTAACAATCTCGAGCCACTGCACTCCGTCGAATACATACACATTACGTGCATCTGTATTGTAGTAGATGTCACCTACATACCTGCCAGTAGGCTCTGTGCCTACGGCAAGTACGTTAATAGGTACGAGGGCTCTTTTACTCATGCGTTATGCTTTAACTACTACCCTATATGTCTCACCTGATTGTGGAGCCACTGCAAATCCGATAGTTACAGCATTTGTAGTTGTTGCAACTATGTCAGTAACTACCTCATTATGAGCAGCATCCCAGACAGTTACTAACACATCTCGTGTTGAAAGATTGTGTGTAATTGTGAAGGTTGTTGCTGTATATGGATTTACTGGAGTAATAGTTTCTGCATAGGTTCCAAGTTGTCCAGAGGTACCTTGAGCACCCTCTGTTCCTTGGGCGCCAGTAGTTCCTTGTGCACCAGCAACACCAACAGCACCAGATAGATTTACTGTCCATGAAGCGTATGTTCCAGAACCAATGTGCTTAGTCTTAGTAAATACAAGGGCGCCAGTACCAGAGTTGTAACTTGATACGGTACCGTATTGAATGTTGCTGACATCGTATGCAACAGTGATGTCTTGACCGACAGAGTAATCAACTGCTAAATCTGCAACAGTAATTGTTTGAGATCCGCTGTTTGCTAGTGTGAAGGATGTTGTAGAGGTTGTGGAGTACTTATCTCCATCAAAACCTGCTGTACCTTGAGTTCCCTGAGTTCCTTGGGCTCCCAGAGTTCCTTGTGTACCTTGAGCACCTTCTAGTCCTTGAGCACCAACTGTACCTTGAGTTCCTTGAGAACCAACAGTTCCTTGAGTGCCTTGAGAGCCTAGAGTACCTTGAGTACCCTGAGCACCCTCGGTACCTTGTGCACCCTCAGTTCCCTGTGCACCTTCTGTTCCCTGTGAACCTACAGTTCCTTGAGCACCAACGGTTCCTTGAGTACCTTGAGTTCCTTGAGATCCAACAGTACCTTGAGATCCAACAGTACCTTGTGTTCCCTGTGCACCTTCTGTTCCCTGTGCTCCGTCAGTACCTTGAGTACCTTGGGTTCCTTGAGTACCTTCAGTACCTTGAGTACCATCTACACCCTGTGTGCCTTGGGTTCCTTGTGATCCTTCAGTACCCTGAGTTCCATCGGTTCCTTGGGTTCCTTGTGAGCCAACTGTGCCTTGAGTTCCAATAGTTCCTTGTGAACCAACAGTTCCCTGTGCACCCGCTGTACCTTGAGCACCAGTAGCACCAGCATCACCAGTACGAGCAAATGTAAATAAAAGTTCATCGCTATTGCTAAAGGTTCCGTTACCAGAAACATAAGCAACGTTAACAGTAAACCAATTTGATTCATCAGTAACACTAGCAATTGTATAAAGAGCAAAAACAGAAATATCGTTTTTCTTAGATACTTTTACGTGACCCTTGATTGTAGATGTTGAATCATCAATAGTGGTTAAGAAATTAGAAACATCATAGTTACCATCAGAAGGATTATCATCCAATGCAAGAATGGTTGCTGAGGCTAATGTAGCGTTATTGAAACGAGCAAAATTATCGCCTGGGTCTGACATAGTTGTGCTAGTACTGAATGTATATCCAACTGTAATACCACCAAATGAACCTTCAGCACCTTGTGCTCCAAGAGTACCTTGTGCACCTTCTGTGCCTTGTGCACCTTCTGTTCCTTGTGAACCAACTGTGCCTTGAGTTCCGTCTACACCTTGAGTACCTTGTGTGCCTTGTGCACCAACAGTGCCCTGCGTTCCGTTAGTTCCTTGAGTTCCTTGCGAACCTAAAGTACCTTGTGTACCTTGAGTTCCATCAGTACCTTGAGTTCCTTGTGTTCCTAGAGTTCCTTGTGTGCCTTGTGTTCCTTGTGTGCCCTGTGTACCCTGAGTACCGTTAGCACCATCAAGACCTTGAATACCATCAGTACCCTGTGTTCCTTGAGTTCCCTGTGTGCCATTAGCACCATCAAGACCTTGTGCACCAGCAGTTCCTTGAGTGCCCTGAGTTCCTTGTGCTCCAGTAGTTCCTTGAGTACCTTGTGCACCAGTGCTGCTGTTAATCCATGCAGAACCATTCCAAGTGCGTAGGTAATTTAATACTGTGTCATAATAAACTTGACCAACTACGGGAGATCCTGGGGCCTCTGCTAAGTTTTGTATTCTTGCATTTTGTAATTCTAATTTATTTAAATCAATCGGGGTTAAAAACTTACGGGCCATTTACATTATCTCCTTAAGATAAATACGCTTTGCCTGAAAATGCTTGGGAGAACGAGACCGTAAGTGAGTTCAAATTAGTGTACGCAATTTCACCTTCATAGATTGTACCAGCAGAGTCTACAACTGTGACGTTAGGCTTAAAGCCTAAATTATGATTTATTACCCAAGATGAACTAACCACTCCTTGAGTATGTTCGTAGGCTAGAGCCTGTGGCTCTAGTGCGTTGTCAGTTGTTCCAAAGTCTTGGGTACCAGATGGTGTTGTTATTAAGATTACATCATTTACTACAATTGGAACACTAGATCCTGGTCTTACGTACTGACTCATTCTGTTACCTCTTCAGTCTTAAATATCTTTCCTCTAACGTATGTTTGGGTGACTCCGTCTTTAGTTAACTGAACATCATAGTAAGATGTTCTAGGCAATATACGGGTCTGTGTTCCAGTGAGTGCTAATTTTAGAGTACGAAGGCCCGCTCCGTCTGCCGTACCTACGTTTGGAAATGTAATTGTAAAAGTTGTTATAACTCCAGGAATACCCACTCCTAGAATGTCTGCTTTTGCGGTATAGGTATCCACTTCAAAATCAAGCACGATAGTAA